GTTGGATAGAGGTTTGATGATTGCCATGAATACTAATTTGGTGAATCGTCGGGGTTTCCATCAGGACATGTGGTTGTTGGGTGAGAGTATCATTCATGCTCAGGCTGGTTTCACGGCTGGCCCGATGTGTGTCACCTGGCAAGAAACTCATGAGCATACTGAAGAAGGGTTGATTCCTTTCTATCAGTATGGGTTGTCCTTGCCCTATGATGAATCCAGGATAGAGATTATTGTCCAGGATGAATCCCCCATTCCAATTTCTGCCCATTCTGAAGTTTTCTATGGGCTTTATCTCCGCAAATGCCGCACTTACGGCCAGGACTATGCTTTAGTGGCTTTGAAGCGTCGTCTTGGTCGTTCTGTTGCTGAGGGCAAAAGGCCTGTTCAGAAGGCTTTTGCCCACTTCTGTTCAACTGTTCATTTCCCCTCGTTGGATGTGGAGCATGAAGATGGGGTTGTTGATGAGGCGGTTTACCGCTCTTATCTTGATAAGATGCCTGCGGCTAGTAGAGACAAGCATTGGTCTTATTTTCTCGAGCGGCAGCGTGTTAATTCCAATTTGGAACCCCCTCGTTTCAGTGCTTTCTTTGTCAAGTTTGATGAGGTTTTGATTGATGCTAAAGGTCGTTTGATCATCAATCCCTCTCCTTGGCTGTTTTACAGTCTGGTTGTTTGGACAACCGCTGTTAAGAAGGCGCTGAAGCGGAACATGTTTCACTTGGTTTATGCCAATAAGTCCCGTGAGGTGTTCTTCACTTATGGGGCTGATTTGGACAGTGCTCTTAAATCGTTGTGGTTCACTCGTGCTGTGGAGAAAATTGTGGCTGCTTCTTTCCCTACCTTTTGCGTCTTGGTGGGTGGAGATGATAATCTCTGCCTCTTTGGTTGCAATGGTGAGGTTCATTCTTGGGAGAGTGATGTTAGTGCTTGTGATCAGAGCCATAACCGTCATTTGGTCGAACCCATGTTAGATGTTTTTGCTGACATGGGGGTTAGCTCTGAGGCTCTTGAAGTTTGGAGGGCCAGTTATTTGACCCCTCTAAAAGGGAAGAAGCGCTATGAGGTCCATTTTAAGAAGTATCAGCTGCATACGGGTGATCCCCACACCTCTCTTTGTAACACTTTCCTCGTTGGTTTGATGGCCATTTATTTTTGTGTCCATAATCCAGACCTCTCTGGGTTAAATTTTGTGGCTTGGACATCAAAGATGGCCAACAAACTTGGGATGGAATGGAAAGTTCAGTTTAATGACAATCCTTTGGATTCCACTTTTCATAAGGGTTTCTGGGTGCCCTGCGCCCATGAGGCCTATGGTTTCCAATGGTTGCCATTGCCTTCATGCATTTGGAAAGCGATGAAGATTCGTACTGACAGTTATGTCGGTCATCGAGAGTTGCTGATGCGTTTGGCCTTTAATCAATATCAACGTGTTGTGGCCCCCAATTGCATGCTGGTTAGAGAGATGTGTCGCCGCCAATTTGAGTATATTTTCACCAAGTTGGATCTGTTTCATTTTGCCCAAGCTCGAAAAGAGGGCATTTTGGATCGCGATATCAATATTATTGAATTCGTGGAGTCGGTTTGGCAAAAACAAGGTTCCAGTTTTCAGCGTTATCGCGAAAAACAACAGATTGGCAAGGGTGGGGATTTGGCTCTAGAGACGGCCATGGATTGGGAACAAGAGCCCTGGTGGGATTTGGACGCTGAGAGAGATTTTTGTCTCCGTCGCTATGGTTCCGGTACTGATGATTTTAGAGCCTTTTGCGACAGTTGGACGGGAGAGTTCGGGATTTTCGTCGGTCTTGATTTTGAGAGGATGATTATCCGCGATTATGGGGTGGATGGGGAAGGTTTTGAAGCGCGCTGTGAGGAAGAGCTTCTCTTGGTGCGCGAGGATGATGAGTTTTGAGGGAGAATTTTGTATAGGGGTATACCCATTAATTTATTCCTTTCCTTTGACCATTCTTTATTTTCATTTCTTTCTCTATTTATCCTGTTTGGTTTTCTTTTCTTCTTTTACCACAGGAACCTTGCCTCTACCAGGTTTCGAGTTAAAAATATCATATTTAACTCTTGTGACATCTTTCATTTTACATATCTATTCCCGATTACTCGTGAATATTGTGGATATGGCTGAAAAGTTTGTTATGCTTAAGGTTCCGTCTGGCTCCAATCAAAACCAGAGGAAAAAGAAGAAGAAGTCCCGCAAGGCCAAGGGTAAAGCCCCGGCCTCAGTGGGCGCCGCTATGAGTTCCATGCATGCTGCTTTAGCAAAGGAACTTGATCAGCGGCAAATGGCCCAAGCTCAATTGGAAGCACGCAACAAAGTTCTTAGTTTCCAAGAGAACCGGGTTGATAAAATCATGAGGAAGTTGACGCCTTATGATAAAGCTTGGTTGAAACAAATCATGCTTCCATCAGAAGTGCGTGGTGGCAGTGCTGTTTTGAGTCCTGCCCCCATGCCTGCGCGCGCTCAGGCTTCCCATTTCCGGTTGGAGCATGTCGTTCAGAATATTGCGGATGACACTGTTGTTCATGTTGCGCCTTCGCTCTATCCGGTTGCCATTTCCAATCAGGCCGCCATCACTGGTGTTAATGGTTTTAATTTTGAAGGTTTGGTTCTTGAAAATGGCAATGTGGAGGGGGAGTTTTATTCTGGTGACGACAATGGTCCTGGTGGTCATTACCTTGTCAATTTTCGTGGTCACACTCAGCAGATTGAAGGCCAAAGTGGTTTTCTCTGCAGTGGTAACGATGGAGATGTGATTGCTGTTTCCACTGCTTTGTGGCCTTACGGCAATTACACCTTTTGGTTTCTTTATGAAGGTGATACTTCTTGGACCAATATGGGAACTTTTGATAATCGTAACACTGATAGCGCTGTCTCTTTTACAGCTGGTTCGAATTACACAGCCTTTTCTGTCACTGGTACCCCTAATTCTTATGTTCCGGGTTACACTTCTACAAGTTTTACCTGGACCACTGGTACCGGTACTTTTAATTCTTTGTCAGTGCATACTCCCATTAAGCTGGATATTCCAGAATCCAGCGAGCGTTATCGGATCACTTGCCTTTCTCTCTTGATGACTTTCTTTGGTTCAGACATGGTCAATCAAGGTGAGATCACCGTTGCGCGCACTTATCCTACGTGGACCCCCTATTCCGGTTCTCAGGGTTCCGCTTTTGATACCATCGCCAATTTGCCTTATGCGAATTATGACGGCCCGGTGAAGTTGGGCTGTCATGCCTTTTGGATTCCCACAGATTTGGCTGAGCTTGATTTCAAAGATACGCGATTTGAGCCCACCACTCTTGG